TCCTTCTACTCTTTACGGAAGTGAAGATTTGTACATCTATGTTTCTCAAAACATTGCAAGAGCTTATGTAAGAGCTTTAGGCGGATTTGCTTCTAACTTGGGTGCAGCAGGTACTGACAACAAAGGTACTCAATGGTATGCAGGTGGAGGTCTTAGCTTTGATGGTGTAAAACTATTTGTAGCTAATGGTCTTGCTGATAACACCGCTATTGCAGCTGAAAAATCAAACCTTTATTTCGGAACTGGTCTTTTATCTGACCATAACCAAGTAAAAGTAATTGATATGGCTGACATTGATGGTTCACAAAACGTAAGAGTTGTAATGAGATTTACAGCAGGAGTTGAGTACGGTATTGCATCAGACATCAGTACTTATGGTATTGCAAACTCTGCCAACTAAAAAATAGATTAATTAACAATAAAGGGTGGGTGGTTTTATATCTGCCTACCCTTTTTTAATACAAATAATATGGCTTGTGATTTAACATTAGGGAGGAAAGAACCTTGCAAAGATGTAGTAGGCGGTATTCGTGCGGTATATTTTACTGATTTTGGTGATTACGGAACAGTAAGCCAAACGAATGACGAAATTACAGATATGACAGGAACTTTCACTGCCTTTAAATATGAACTAAAAGGGAATAGTAGTTTTGAACAAACTATTAATGCTTCAAGAGAAAATGGAACAACATTTTTTGAGCAAACCTTAAACCTTACTCTTAAAAAATTATCTAAAGAGGATAACAAAGAATTAAAACTTTTGGCTTATGGCAGACCACACGTGGCAGTCGAAGATTACAATGGTAATGTCTTTGTTATGGGATTGGAACACGGTGCGGAAGTATCTGGGGGAACTATTGTAACTGGTGCAGCTATGGGCGACCTTTCAGGTTATACCTTAACTTTATCGGCACAAGAAACCAAACCTGCTAACTTTGTAGAATCCCCAACAAGTGCTGACCCATTTGCTGGAATGAGTAGTGCCACCGCTACAATTACAGTAGGAACTAATTCATAAATAGATTGATTTTTGTTTTTAAAGGGGGTAGTTTAGGCTACCCTTTTTTTTTGTTTGATAAATAACAAAATTTAAGTTTTTTTATTGTATATATATGATAGTTTTACAAGAGAGTGCATCTGCACAAAATTTAGATTTTATACCACGAAGCTTTACAAGTGGAAACACTTATAATGTTACTATTGTTAATGAACAGACAAATCAGGAGATTTACAATCAAGATGTAAATTCAATTACAGAAAATTCATATTACAATAGATTAAATGCTATTTTCGACACTAAAGAAGATAACTTTTATTTACTTACTATTAAGTCAGGCTCTGATGTGATTTTTAAAGACAAAATATTTTGCACTAACCAAACAGATTACACGGTTAATAATGCTCAATATGTAGAACAGGAAACAACGAACGAATTTATATTTATATAATGGATAACTTGCATATAGTAAATTTATCTTCTTACAATAGACCTAAAATAAAGGAGGATAAAAAAAGAGATTGGGTAGAGTACGGAGATGATAATGACTTTTATACTTACCTTATAAACCTCTACATTCAATCCACAACAAATAACGCAATCATTAACGGTATTAGCCAAATGATTTACGGCAAGGGATTAGATGCTTTAGATAGTAGTACCAAGACAGATGAATACGCAGCTTTAAGGTCAATATTTAATGATTCTTGTTTAAGAAAAATATCCTTTGATTTAAAAATATTGGGAGAAGCTTCTTTTCAAGTGATTTACAACAAAAAACAAGTAGTAAAGGCAGAGCATTTTCCAAGACAAACGCTTAGAGCAGAAAAATGTAATGAAGATGGCGACATTGAGGCTTATTATTACTCTAATGATTGGAAAAATATAAAGCCAAGTGATAAACCAAAAAGAATAGCAGCTTTTGGATTTGGCAATGGTACAGAACCCGAAATAAAGATTATAAAAAGATATTTATCGGGATATGATTATTATTGTCCACCTGACTATATGGGGGGTATTGCTTACGCTGAACTTGAAAGCGAGGTTGCGGATTACTTGATTAATGACGTACAAAATGGTTTTAGTGGTACTAAGGTCGTAAACTTTAACAACGGAATCCCCGACAGAGATAAGCAATTACAAATCAAGTCCGATGTAATGCGTAAACTAACGGGGGCAAGAGGTGAAAAGGTAATTATTGCTTTTAATAATAACGCAGAAAGTAAAACAACAGTTGATGATATACCTTTAAATGATGCACCACAACATTATGAATACCTATCTAATGAATGCGTGGGCAAATTAATGGTAGCACATAGAATCACATCCCCTTTACTTTTAGGTATTAGAGATGGAAATGGTGGTTTGGGTAATAATGCGGATGAAATTAGAACCGCATCTTTGTTATTTAACAACACGACTATCAGACCTTACCAAGATTTAATAATTGAATCGATTGACGATATATTAGCGGTAAATGGTATTGCTTTGAAATTGTATTTTAAGACCCTACAACCGCTTGAATTTATCGAAACCGACAATGCCATCACAGACGAGTCAAGAGAGGAAGAAACAGGCGTTAAATTGTCTAAGGAAGAGGCAGATTTTGATGACGACGAAATGTTTAATTTACTCCAAGAATTTGGAGAGGATGAAAACCTTGATGAATGGGAATTGGTTGACGAGCGTGAAGTAGATTACGACCAAGAGGAAGCTTTAGATAAAATGATAGGTTTAGCGAGTACAGGAAGTGCAAGACCAAATGCAGGGAGTGAACAAGATGGAGAAAATAAAGAGGGATTACAGTTTAGGGTAAGATACCAATACGCACCCTTAAAAACACAACCAAATAGTAGGGAGTTTTGTAAGAAAATGGTATCTGCAAAAAAAATATATCGTAAAGAGGATATTATGCAAATGAGCCAATTAGCGGTAAATGCAGGATGGGGATTGAGTGGTGCTGATACTTACGATATATGGTTATATAAAGGCGGAGGAGCTTGTCATCATTTTTGGATGCGTAAAACCTATAAAGCAAAGTCAGAAGATGTAAGACCTGACGTTGGAAACCCCAATGCGGAGGTAAGCGTAAATCAAGCTAAAAAGGATGGTTTTAAACCTGAAACAAACGACAAAAAAGTGGCTACTCGACCTGTTGATATGCCCAATAAAGGATTTGTAAATAAATAGAAAATGGCAGAAGGATTATTTATTACGAGAAAAGATTTAGTAAAGTTTACTTCTGTAAATGGAAACGTAGATACAGACAAATTTTTGCAATACATTAAAATTGCTCAAGATATTCACGTTAGAAACTATTTAGGAAGTGATTTATTTAATAAAATACAAAACGACATTGAGTCAAGTAGTCTTACTGGCGATTATTTAACGCTTGTTACCGAATACGTAAAACCAATGTTGGTTCATTGGGCGATGGTTGAGTATTTACCTTTTGCAGCTTATACTATCGCAAACAAAGGAGTTTTTAAACACAATAGTGAAAATGCTTCTAATGTAGAGAAAGATGAAATAGACTTTTTGATTGAAAAAGAAAGAAACATAGCTCAATATTATACCGAAAGGTTTATTGACTATATGTCATTTAATGCGAGTGGTAATTTTCCTGAATATTACACAAACTCAAATGATGATATTTACCCCGATAAAAACGCAAATTTTGAAGGATGGGTTTTGTAAGAAATGATTATAAGCCTAAACAAATAAATGTAGAAAGGCTAAAGGAATATTTACAAAAGACATATATAACAAAAAACAAAAAAAAGTATTGATATAATATGGCAAATCAAATAAATTGGGGAAAGATTTACTGCGATATGCAGACAAATGAAGCTTTTGGCGATGAACAATGGGCTACTTTTGCAATCCCTGATATATCTGCTCCCGAATGTTGGTCTTTAATACCAGTAACTCCATTTACGGCAGATATGATAAGTTATTTTGGGGGAAATTTGACAAGTGATACAATAGAATTTAAAGCAGATATTACACAATTATAAAAAAAATAAATAATGGCAAGACAAGCTATAAATGTTGGAACTTCCCCGAATGACGGAACAGGGGATGCATTAAGAAATGCGTTTGTAAAGGTCAATGATATGACCACCGAAATTTACGGGAATAATTTTGTTACTTACGAACAACTTTCAGCAAGATACACCGCAAAACAAGATATTGCAACAACAAGCGGAACGATTAACTTAGACGCTTCTTTATATGCAACTTTTGAATTGACTGGCAACTTAACAACCGCTACGTTGAATATTCAAAATATGAAAAAAGGAACTGTTATAGATATTCTTTTATCAGGTGCTGATTTATCAGGAGCGGTAATAACACTATCCGATGACTTTACAACCTCACAAGTTAACAAAGTAGGTTCAACATCTTTGGACACAACTAAAAAGAATATTATACAAGTACTTTGCGCTGATGATTTAGATTCTGATGCCATTTTAAACTACGCAATCGCATCCTACGAAACCGATACAACTCCCTAATTATGAAAGCAAGAATTAAGAACGGAAATATAAAAATATATAAATCTTTACCAAAAGAATTTAGACTTTCTGATGGTACTATTAGTTTGACCTTTAATAAGTCATCTGCTGAAATACTTGAATCTGAAGGGTTTTATGATGTAGTTAAACCATCTTATAATTCCTCAACACAAGAAAAAGGCGGATTGTATTTTGATGAGGCATCCAGTGTGGTTACATACGCAGTTACCGATATAGATTTCAATCAAGAAATTGCTATTATAGGGGAAGATGGTGAACCAACTGGAGAAACAGAAAAAAGATATAAGATTGCTGATATTAAAGCGAGTAAAATAGCTGAAATAAAATCACAAGCAAATCAAAGACTACTGCCAACCGATTGGCAAGTTATTAGAAAATTAGAAAGGGATATTGATATTGACACAGACGTATCAGAAGAAAGAGCAAGTGTGTTAGCCGAAGCATCGAGATTAGAAGCAGAGGTTAATGCTAAGAAGTCTTACAAAACTGTTTTAGAGTACAATGTACAATTTTTCCCATCTGATGAAATAGAATAATATGAGCTTTAATAAAAGGTTTTTTACAACTGGTGGTATAGTAGCCTCATCTGGTACAGTGGCTTGTAGTACTGATTCGGTACAGGCATTTGGTGCAGATGCTGCATTTAGCAGCAACATAGCTTTATACCAGCTTGATGGTGATGGAGGTGTAACAAACAATGTGCCTGACACCACAGGGAACTATAATGGTACTGCATCAAACGTAACCTATGCTACAGGACAATTTGGAAACGCTGCTGTATTTAATGGGAGTAGTAGTGTTATAAATACAACATATACGCCAACTGTTGCTAATTTAAGAACTGTAAGTTTATGGTTTAAAACAAATACAACTTCATTTAGTGTTATGCAATCTATTGGGCCTTACGGAACTGGTAGTGGTTATGCTTGGGAATGGATTTATATGCTTGCTGACGGAAAAATAGGTGCAGGTTATGGTGCAAATAATGGCGGTGCAGTATATACGAAAACAACGACCGCTTCTTACAATGATAATTCTTGGCATCATTTAACCTTAACACTTAATGGTGTTTATGGAGCAGGTTCTTTTGTTCAGCTTTATATAGATGGACAAGAGGTTTCTGTAACTATTGACACAGCATTTAGCAGTTCTATTTCAACAATAACAGGTACATTTACTTTAGGCGGTTTAAAAGGATATACAGGGAATTTAGAATATAGTTATAACGGCTCAATAGACCAAATAAGAATCTTCAACAGAGCAATCACAGCCGAAGAAGTTAGCACCTTATACAATGAGACAACTTCTACTGCATCCAATACCAACCCGTTAAGTGATGGTTCAGGAGTAGCTTTATATTCTTTGGATTATGATGCAAGTGATGCTGGGGGACTGTACGATGGCACACCTACCAATGTTGAATTTGGAGTAGAAGGTCAGATAAACTATGGCGCGAGGTTTAATGGGAGTAGTAGTAAGATAACTTTGCCAAGTGGTTTTTTAGATTCATCTACTACTTTGTCTTTTTCAGTTTGGGTAAATCCAAGTTCTTTTGTGACTTTTACTGGCGTATTGGATAAATATATAGGTAGTTTAAGTGGATGGACATTAGATATTCCAAGTTCAAGCAGTCGATTACCAAGAATAGTTGTTTATGATGGTGCAAATAAAAGTGTAAGTGCTACAACTGCACTTAATTTTGGAAATTGGTCACATATAGCAGGAACAATATCTACAAGTGAAATAAAAATCTATGTCAATGGAAATTTAGAGGGCACGACTCCAATATCTACAATGATAACTAATACAACTCCTTTAGTTATAGGAGGAGATGGTCTTTCAACTTTTGCTTTCGATGGCTCAATAGACCAAGTAAGAATATTTAATAAAGCGTTATCTTCTGATGAAGTTTCTACTCTTTACGCAGAAACAGCTTGTGTTTATACTTGTACCACAGATACAGTGGATTACCCTATAACAAATCTTGCGTATTACAAATTAGATAATTCAGCAGAAGACGAAACAGGAACCTATGATGGAACAGCTACAAATGTAAATTATACTTTTGGTCGATTCGGTCAAGCAGCGGTGTTTAATGGGAGTAGTAG